GTCAAAGAAATATTTAAAACTTTCAGTAGCATAATTACTTGCTCCCTCTGCGGTGTCTCTGAAAAATAAACCCCAAGCTGATATACTTCCTTCTGATTCTTTAGCGGCTTCTGTAACTTCATCAAACGATTCCCGCATTGCTTTTACAGATTCAGCCCTTTCTAATGTCGGGTCAGGAAGATTAAAACCCAATGAAAGGGATGGCGGTAAAAGTGGTAATCTATCTTCTTTGTCCGCTGGTTTTACACCTGTCACTGTTATTTTTCCAGTCGGGGAGGGTTTAGACGCTGTATCTCTTAGGTTAATCAAATCTCTTAACCCACTTATGTTTTTTCTAATAGCGTCTGCTTGCAACTCTTCGCTTTTGGTTAATTTTTTAACACTATTTTCATAGACCTCAGTTCCATTCGGCAATGTTTTAAAAATCTTTTCTGTTTGATATAAAAGGTCTAATTGATTTTCCCAAAATGACATTTGACTTTTTAAAGCGTCCTCTGTTTCTTTAGAAACTGTAAGAAATGGAGCAAGACTTTTCATAATACTATTTATAACACTTAAATAATCCTTTAAAATACTCAATATTATTTTTAATGCAGGTGAAAGGAAATTTCCAATTTCTACTGCTAAATCTTTTATAACTCCAAGAGTTTCCTTCAATTGTTGTTTAAGCTCTTTTTGTCTCCGTTTGTATGCGGCGGTAGATTTCCCCGTCCTATCGGTAATAATATTTAACTTTTCTTTTGCTTTGGTAGAGTTTACTAACAGGGTATTCATGCCTCTTAAAGCTCTGCTTTCAGTAAATATTTGAGCTTTCTCTTTGCCAGTTAAATCTAGGAATTGGTCTAGAAATGGAATTAAGCCTTCGGTTGCAAGTTTGTTAAAATCTATTTCATGCCCAAGCTCTTTGGCTGTTGCCGCCATTGTTTCAGAGTCTCTTTGCAATGAAACTAGAATTGAAAGTAATTGAGTGGCCGAACGCTGAGAGCCTTCGCCTGATAATGATAATGTGGCAAATGCCGCCCCTAAATCATTTATCCCCACGCCCGCTGATTTGCCGGTAGATGCAAACATACCTATTGCGTTTGAAACTTGCTCTACAGTTAAGCGTCCGCCTTCCTGCACGGCAAATAGAAAGTCTGCGGCGTCCGTCGCGTCTTTTAATTCTCCCTTGAAAGTTTGTAAAACCGTTATCAATGCAGAAGTAGCAAAGTTTGTGGAGGTAAAACCGCCGACGGCTAACTTTGAGGCGGCTCTTATTATGTCTAAAGATTCTGACGCATCCATGCCTGCTGATACTAAATCAAATAAACCTGCGGCCAAATCGCCAGTAGCCTGTCCTGTTTCAACCGATAGCCGCCTTATCTCTTCGGTAAACTGTGGCAATAGTTGAGATTCCATATTGCCTAACAAAGACCCGACCTTTGACATTTGCTCTTCAAAATCAGCAGTAACAGAAATTAAAGAACGGATACCTCTAATCGCTTGATAAATACCAAAGCCAGCTATTAAAGTTTTAGCCATTGATTTTAAGGCATTGGTTGTGCTGTTAGCCTTAGTACCAACACCCTTTAAACCCCTAGCGGCGGTATCAGCCCCTTTTTTAACTTTCTTTAAACCTTTGGAAACATTATCAGTTCCGCCATTGACTTTTTTAAAAGCATTGACAGCATTATCAGTTCCTTTTTTATCAAAGTTTGAAACTATATTTACATAATGTTTTTCATCGCCCGCCATAATGCCTTCCTTTCTTGATAACTTTTATACCCATCTTGTTTATTTCTAAATCAGTAGCCTCTTTCTTTTCACTCTTGCCACCGCCGAAGATAGCCGATATTAAATCCATTTTCTCCTTTTCAATAGCCATAACCCTTTTGATTGTCCACTCCAGCCAATCAGGAGTTTTGTTAAGTATATCCTCAAAAGAATACTGTGGAAATGTAGACGCTATCTTACCTATGGCAAAAGCTAACTGGTCTACCTCATTATCTATTTTTTTAGATTCAACTTTGCCATCTGAAAATTTGAGAATATCTTTTTAAAATCATTGACCTCTAAAAGAGTTGTCGCTAAATCTGAAATATCGGTTATTGGTATTGAGATAAAATCATCATCTGAAAAATCGCTACCAAGGATAATACTCAATGCTTCTTTTAGCAATCCTTTCTCTTCAACCTTCGCAAAGATTATCCAAAACAAATCGCTGTCTTTTGTTTCAGGTTTAATCTCTGCTTGAATTTCAGATATATTATTTTTAAGCAAGCCCATTAATTTAAAAAGCTGTCCTATCGTAATACTTTTTACATCGTATTCCTTGCCATTAAGTTTTACTTTTGATTTCTTAACATCTAAAGCATTTATTGTATCTTCCATTTTATTATTCTCCTTTTTTATAGGGGGAGGCTAAAGGAGTAGACCTCCCCCCATACCTATATATATAATTACGCCGCAACATCAAACTGTTCTATTTTAGTTGCCGCCATAGCGTTTCCGTTTTGGTCTTTAACGCCAGTAGTTACAATTGCCTGTAATGTATCTTCTCCTGTCCAGTTATCAGTAGGTGTGAATGTGATAGTCTTTGCAGATGTATCGTAAGCTATTGAGCCTGCAACCAATACCGTTGACGCCGGCGTTGTGGTATTCATTATCAATACCGTATCACCGTAAATAATGGTATTTGCGTCCATTAAATTGGTTTCGGTAAATGTCCATAGTACCGTTGTCTTTGCGTCCTTTGCTACCTCGCCTCCGTCGGCAGGAGTAGTAAGCACAACAGTTGGGGGTGTGGTATCTGCTCCCGAATCCACCACTGTTGCGAATTGCTGTTCAGCAGTTTTGGTAGTATCAACTATAACCTCAAATTCCATATCAGCCACAGTCTCATTTTCACGACCATAACTATGCGTGCTTGCTCCAGTCGGCTTGCATTTATGGAAAGTAAATTTACGGGTAATTCCATCACCGCCGTTTACATTAACATAAACAGTCCGATAAGTGTTAGAGGTTTTTCCGCCGATATTCAAAGTATTTCCACCCGATACTGCTGAGGTAGGATAACCAAAAGCTATGGCAAGATTTTCAAGGCTAACTTCTGCCGCAGTGATTCTAATCTTCATAGTCTCATCAATGGTATGTTTTTTTATAATACCTATGACCTGATCAACCCGCACATCTTTGGATTCCTCGCCGTGTTCAATTTCTAAACTTCCTGATAAATAGCCCAAAGCAACAGCATCGCCTTCCACTGCTCCATACGCACCGACTTTAATGCTATTGCTGGCTACTAAACCAAATGCTATTTTACTTAATGTTCCCATTATTCTTTTCTCCTGTATTTGAAATTGAAGTTTACAGAACGACTATAAACTCCTAGTTCATCTTGGTAGTCATCCGCACCACCAGACGAACCGCAAAAAAAGATTCGGAATGTGTCGGATGATATTTCTATTTGGTCTTGCTTTGAAAGCAAAACAATTAACCTATCGGCAATAATTCCTGCCGATTTATAAGTGCTTGCCATGCAATCAAAAGTCATACTACATTCATTTACAACTATCCCCTGAAAACTAACGCTATTGGTATAATAGGCGATATAAGGCAATGTTTCATTTTCAGGAACATAATTCGGGTACATTTTAGCATTGCTTGCCGTTGACCCTAGCAAAGTATCTAAATCTGAATCTGCTTTTAAATATGCAATTACATCTAAATCAATCATAACCCCGTCCTGTGAATCGCCTCAATTATAGACTTCCTAACTCTAAGCAACCAATCCTTAACCGTTCTGCTCAACCACGGTCTACCGCCCTTCTGCGGCGATTTCTTTTCTAAAGCTTCGGCATAGTCAACTGGTTTCCCGCCTGTACGAATTGAACCAAATATCATTAGAATGGTACTGCCAATTATTGAAACCTTAGAGCCTATGCTATTCATGAGTTCGCCTGATTGCAAAAAGGGATACTGTCCTATGCCAGAATGCGTTACACGGCGTTTCCCTTTAACCTTTGCACCTCTACCGCCCTTGCTCAATTTCCTTTTTAAATCTAACTCCATAGCACCGCCAGTCTTAACCATTGCAACCCTTACATTGCTTAAAACCTTATCAGGGAATTTCTTAAATTTAGCCTCAAGCTGTTTGACAGAGGGAGTTCCTTTTATGGTAACTTTAATCATTGCCGATTTATCTCTAACCAAATACAGGTATATCGGTTAGGATTGCCTCCCATATTCCAAGCCCCTAAAATTCTGTAATTTTCACTATTAAAAACTATGCGCTGAGTTTCAGATAAAATGTTACGATATAGGATATAGCATTTATGTGTAGCGTCTTTAAATTTAATATTGTCCACTATCTTTTCACTACCCGATAAATCACTAAATCTACACGCTAGCGTCGCTGTGTCCGCCCAAGATTCAATCTGCTGATTAGTATCAGAATCATGAGTGATAGTCTTAGTCTGAACCTTACAGCTTGAAATTAATAGACTGTTATAACTCATCCGAGTATGCTCACTCTTTTATAATTATCTAAAAGCATTTTAATCTTTGGACTAATACCGTCCGCTGATTGTAAATAGGCAACAGAATAATCCCCCAGAGTTTCCGATTTTATATTGGGATTAGTATTTTGATATAGGTCTGCAATCCACATTTTACAAACAAGTTTTAAGGAATCATTTACGCTTGCGGTATCAGCAAATAAGCCAGCCACATAATCCACATCAATATTCTGCTCGCCACTAGACCACCCGCCTGAATATTTAACAAGCCCAGCTTGCTTATCCACCGTGTAATAGGTACTTGATACCTCTGTACCGCCCACCTCAATTAAAGTAACTGAGGATATGGGATAGTGCCTTAATTGCAGATATTCGCATATCCCATCGCCGTCGTGTAACTCTTCGGTAATGGTACGCACAACGCCGTACCCGCCTATATAGTTTTCAACAGCAAATGAAACTGAATCAATTAAATCTTCCAGTTTAGTGTCATAGTCTGTGCCTGAAATTCCTAGATAAACTTTTAAATCAGCCAAAGTTACAAGTGCATAATCTGAAATTGCCATATTAATCTCCTCTTAATCTTTTCAAGAAAGCTCACCCGAAGATGAGCTTATCCAAAATAGACTAATTTATTTATAGTCTAGGTTTGCGTATGCCGCCGATGTATCACTCTTTCTAAAGCAAATGTCTTCAACAATTTGCCTAGAAGCACTATTGCCTAAATAATCAAATGACATTTGCGTATCGCTAGACATATAAATTATCTTCCATAGCGTCACTGTGGTTGTGGAACCGCAAAGCTCATAAATACTGATTAAGTTAGAAGCTGTGCTTACGCTCAACTGTAACAGTTCAACATCTATTAACCCGTCAATATCCGCTTCCATTGTAGCCACTTCTGTAATCGGGTATGTGGATATTGTAACCGGAGCTGAAGTCAAATCTCCCGCAACAGCAACAACCCCAAACATTGCAACAAAGCCAAAAGCAAGCAGTAAGGATTTAAGCCCTTTTGCTATACCTTTTTTATCTGAAACAACGCCCACCTTTTCTATGTAGTTCTTGAATTTCACAGCGTCCGCAACATCAAACTGAGCAACATCGCCAACACTGTAATTCGCAAACACTTTTTTAATTCTGTATTTTTCCATTTCTTTTCACCTCTATTAAAGTTTTAAACTATTTGAAAAACAAATAGCCAAAGGCACTAGGTACTGATACATCTATTGAAAGTGCCTGAGCAAATCTCAACCAAGTTTCGTCATTTAGGAACGCAGAAGTAGAACCATCATAAGCGTCTTGTGAAACTTTGACCGCTAATCCTTCACGAGGTGAAACAAGGAGATATTTATCGAACCTTCCGAAGATGGCACAAGTCTCATCGCCTCCTGGTCCAAAAGTTGCGGGTATCTGAGAACTTATCTCATAGGGAATATTCCAAATTGTAGCAGGAACATTCCCAGCAGGAGGAGACCAAATCGCATTTCCCTGATTATCTTTTAATTGGATTAGTTTTTTTAATCCTAGTCTTGAAAGTATCAGTTTTCCACCTTGAGCATAGGACGCTGAAAGTGAAAATAGCAGATTTGAAATGTCATCAAAGACAACTGTAGAACCTGTCATGGTTGTTACATTTGTGCCTGAGGCATAAACAATACCGTTGAAGGGGTCACCACTAGCAACTCTTCCAACTAACGCAACCCTTTCAATTTCAAGAGCCATCGCTTCTGCCACAAGCTCACTTAGAAATGCAGTTAAGTTAATAGCCGAATCTCTTAGAATCTCATCGGTACATTTGATAATTGCGGCAAGAACTTTAGCAACCTGCTCAACTTGCCCGAAAGTAGGATTGGTTTCGGTTTTTTCTCCTGCCTCCGCAACCCAAGCCACGCTTACATTGGTAAGCTGTTTTGGTATTTGCCGTTTCCATGAACTCATAGGAATGACATTTGCAATTCGCATTATCAAAGATTCATCTCTGAGCAATTTTATAATTACATTAGAGAACTCGGTCGGTACAAGATAACCGCCTAGACTATCAGTTCCCTCAATTAGTGTAGTTTTATAATCCATAAGAATTGGACTTTTGTTTTTAACTGCAAACAAAAAGTTTCCCATATTCTTAAATTTACTACCGTAAGCAGAAGTCCATTTCTGCTCAGGAATATTCTTTGAGGAATTTCTAAATCTCTCAATTTTATCCTCAATATCAATAACTGTATTGGGTACAACAGCTTTTGACGCTGAGGGGTGAGCCTTACCAACAATAGATTCGGTTATCTTCTCAACCTCTTCTTTAGTTATGCTGTCGTTTGGTTTAGTTTCAAGTTTAACCAATTTTGCCGACAGCTCATTTTGGTCTGCTTTAATAGAATCAATTTTAGAGTCAACTGATTTCCCTAAATCGCCTATAGCAGTTAATACATCTTGATACCCAGTTTCATTTTCCATTTTTGTATTACCTCTTATTTTAAAATTAACCCAAGCAAAAAACTAACGCCTAGATAAATCGTTAATACTTTCTTTTATTTTATTTAATCTAAATTTTTCTAAAACTTTGTCAATGCCAGCTTTAATATTATGCAGTTCGCTCGCACGGCTCTGCTCATCGGTATCATTTATATTATCTATAGCCTTTCCCATTGCAGTAGCCAAAGCGTTCGGGTCTGCCGGTACTGCTACCAATGAGATTTCAAATATATCGGCTAAAGTTAAATGGGAACTATCATCTTTATCTTCGTAATAAAAAATGCCCGCTATGCTGATTCCCTTTGCATTGCCTTCTTTGTAAACTTGCCTAGCGTGCTTAATCCTCGGCAAATCTGAATTACTAAACTTAGCTTTGAAACGCAAACCTATTTCATCCTCTTCAAGTTCAACAAATGAACCCGCCACATACTCAATATTATTATAGTGGTCAAGTAGCATTACGGGATTCTTTTGGAAGTTTTTAATGTCATAAACATAATCACGCAAAGCCTCAAAGACTGTCGGTATATCGCCGTATCGGTCTGCTTGATTTTTGGTATTTGCATAGCCTTCAATAAATAGACTACCGTCTTTCTCTGTAGCTTTAAATTTAGTAATCGGCAATATCTTAACTGCTGGTTTTTCTTTAGTTCCAATTGATTTAATTTTCATATTTATAAAATCCTCACTCTTTAAATTTTGGGAATGTACCGCAACGGCATTCTATATCTTCGGCGGCTAATCCTATTTGCCCGGGAGCCTGCCCAGAACCTGCGCCCACTTGAAATAATCCATCCTTTTTTACAAACTCTCCGCCTTCGCCATATCTGATTCCTGCCGTTCTATGACTATCCCTAGTGGCATCATCATCGGTACTTATCCAGCCCTTGCCGTCAATGACTGGCTCTTCTGCGTACGCTTCCATAGTGGATTCAGTTAAAGCAGAATGAATCTCTGTAGCCGCCACAACGCCCGCCCTGCCTTTTGCCATACCGCCATAATAATCATCTATAACGCTGGCTGTTTCCGCTACGCTATGACCTGATTTAAGTTCCGTATCAAGCAATACATCTAACCGTTCAAGCGTGGTATTTTCTATTTCCTTAGCCCACTTCAAAGAGTTTTGATTTATCCATTTCTGAACCCGATCAGTAGCTTTAATGCTTATGCCATAATATCTGCGTTCTCTTTTTAAAATCTTGTCTATAAAATCTCGCTCATGGTCTAATCCAGTATCTATGCTATTTCTCAGTTCAGGTTTTTGCTCTGCTGTAAATTTATTGTATTCTACTTTCTTATCAAAGACCGTTGAATAGCTTTTGGGTATTTCTTTGGTACGCTTGATATAAGATTTAATTTTCTTTAGCTGGTCATTAAAATGGTTAGCGGCTACTTTTTTCATTTTCCTACCATGAATAGCAAGCAGAGCGTCCCGCTCATTCATATATTGGGTTACTTGCACCCTAGACAAACGCTTAGAACCCATTGTGAATAGTTTACTATCTGCCTTCGGAGCGTTTAATATTCCAGTAGGCGAGGTAATAATATAATCAGGCTCATGTCTTATGTCGCCATCTTTGGTAATAGGAAACGGTAAACCCAGTGCGACGGTAACCTCATTGCGGGTAAATCCCATTTTCTGATACAGAGTAGCACTAGGCGCTTTCTCGGTTATGTCTTCTCTTAAAACATTAATATTAGAAAGGTCAATACTGAAATAATGCTTTTTAGTATTGTCAAAAGCTGGCAATAAGAATTCAGTTAATGTTTCGGCTATGACTTTTGCCTTCGGGATTATGGTGTTTTGGTAAAAAATCTTTTGCTGTTCTTTGGTATTAAACTGAGGAGCAAATTCAAATAGACCCACCATCGCAGGCGGTACGCCGAAAATAGCACACACGGTTTCCCTTGATAATTTCTGCCCTTGAATATACTCCATATCCTTTTGGCTCATACCCATCTGTTGCCATTTAACGCCGTCGCTTAACACTACAGTTTTATGTGCTTTCTCTTCACCTCTAAATTTATCATTCCACATCTTGAGCATTCTATTTTTACTAGGCTCATCCACACGGTTATCAGAGCTTAATATGCCGTCGGGGCGTGCTGAATTATTAAAAAATGCTTCGTTGTATTTCTCAGAAGCCTGCAAAGTATCAGCAGGAGTTCTCGCCGCCGCAAGAGGAGCAAGACCATAGTAAAAATCAGCGGCATTATAAAATTTAAAGTGGATTACATCTTCGGATAGATAATGTTTTTTTGTGCCATTAATATTATATTGAAATTCTTTGATGGGATTCTCAGGGTCTCCGCTAGGTTTTATTTTTATATACTGAGGCATTAATGGGAATAGTGTAGTCGGTCTTCCTGCTGTCAAATTATCTTTTAATAGATAAGCGTTTCCAGTAAGTTCAAGTCCACCTGAAAGATAATTAAATAATTGCCGTATGGTCATAAAAGAATTCGGAGTATATAGCAAATTCAAAGCAGGATGATTTTCTACAATAACACCCTTCTCATTTCTTATCACAAACTCTAAATCGGATAGTGTGTTTACAATTGCAGATACGCAAGCATAGACCCACGCTTGGTCTGCATAAGCATTTACATATCTTTCATATTGATGATTAGCTGGGTCTGGCAGTCTTGTATTTTGCTTTCCAAATAAATCGCTTATTGTTGGAGCAAAGAAAGATAATTTACTAGGAGCATTTGAAAGTTTGTTTTCTTTTGAAAATAGTTTGCTGAAAGTTGGTAATAGATTTTTCATAAAACGCTTATCCCTATTCCACTGTTTAAATTGTGCGTATAAATCGCATACCGTATGGCGTCCATCGCATGGTCATTAAATTTTGCAGGCTCATCTAAAACATTCCCCGCCCTATCTTTTTTCCACTTGTAAGCTTGTAATTCTTTTATCACGCTAACGGCGTTTTCATTAATGTACAGCTTACAT